CATACTCTAGCCCGAATAAAGCATTTAAACCGGGTTCGAGCTCTTTCGCTAATTGTGCTCTCGAAATAGCCATTCAATAATCCCCTTTAAATGCCGGTTGTGTCCGCAGTAGTCTGCGAATCAAAACGACGGGTTGACGCATTAAAATGAGCTCCTAGTCTTACTAATAACGGAATACCCGCTGCAGTAAAATCACTATTTGCTTCATCATTTACTATACCTACAACACGCAATGGCAAAGTTGCCGTAGTTGCGATTGAAGATACACTTAATGCTGAGTTAGAACGCCCCGTATCAGTTGAACCTGTACGGGCAGAAGTACCAAGTGTTGCGTTTGCAAATACAGCAGTCAGAGCAGTGGCTCTGCTGGTAATACTAGCATCGGTAGCAACTTGGAACAGTTGGTTTGGGTTGTCAGCAACAAACGCTTTTACTGGATAATTTGTATCCACGCTTACGCTTCCAGAACCCGGCCAATAATTAAGCCAAACAGGCTTTTTCTTGACGGAATCATGGTAATGAACGCCCGTGAGCACGCCTAGTGCTTGTGTAGTTCCACCGCTTGTAGCGCCGGCAAAGGTAATTACACCCCCGGCAAGTGGGACTACTATTCCATATTGAAATATAGCATCAGTGTTGTCGGAAGCAATTTCATACTCGGTAGTACCGGTAGAATTAACTCCGCCGCCAACAAGGCCAACTGGGCGAAGACCATAGGCACTTTCTTGATTTGCCATTTCTTTAATCTCCTAATTAAAATAAAATTCGGTCTACGTTATTTACGTGGACCACCAAAAGTTACTCTAGTTTGACGATCAGGTTTATTGATTGCCATTGTAGAGTGAGCATTCTCTCGCATCATATCGTGGTCTACAGCTTCTAATTGATCTGAATGCCTTTTTTTAAAGTAATCAGTTCTTTCTTTTACTGTTTCTAACGGTATACGCGCAAGAAGTAATCCGCCTACTCCAAATACGCCCTCATGTTTCCCTGTATCAACTACAGGAGCTTCAAAATCTGGGTATTCATCTTTGCGAACAAGTTCATAACCTTCTCGCATACGTGCTGAAATATTAGACTTATCTTCGTGTCCTCTAACTTCGGCCCGAATCCAACGATGACTATACCCTTCTGGTGCAAGGGGTGCATCTAAATTTGACGATGGACGCCACGGCTTACGCCTAGTCGTAGCATTTCTAGTTGTTTTGGCGCGAGAAGAACGTTGAATTGCCTTTAAATCCTCTGCAGAACTTTTTGATTCTTTAGTATTTTCAGTCATATATTCACCTACTCCTTCACGTATTTAGCGTATTCTTCTAGTGGCACACCCAATTTTTTAGCAATTGTTACTTGGCTTGGGGTGAGTCTAACCTTGTTGCTGCGCCCAGATTTGCTTCCTCGCGAGACACTAGCAACATTCTGAGCGGTTCTTTTGCTGGTCTCGGTTTTATCTTTTTTAAACTTATGAGCGAACTCACTTTTAATTCGTTTGTCCAACTCATCATAGTATTCATCTGAGCGTGGGTCAAATTTTTCTTCTTCAACCATTTGTTTATGTAATCCAAAGGTTGCAAAAGTCATTGTGTAGTCTTCACCAAACCAAGAATTTTCTGAAGCCCATTTTTCGGCTTTAGGGTCGGGTTGTTGGGGTGCGGCATTTTGAAGTTGCCCAGCGGCTGTTGCCGCTTGCTGTTGGTTAGCCGCTTGTGCTTCATAAGCCGCTTTTTGTTGTTCTTGCTGTGCTTTTGCTTGATTGTAACGATCTTCGGCTACGGCAAGTTTAGTTAGCTGACGTTGAGCATCTACGGTTGCTTGGGAATCCCCAAGCTCTACGGCATTTTTTAACAAAGATTCGGCTTGCGATTGCTCTGCAGAAATGCGGCTTCCGTATTCAGAAAGATAACTTTGATCTAACGTTTGCAACCTAGTTTTAACTTTGTCTGCTTCAGACTTCATAGTGTGAGCGTAACGAACAGCTTCTTCACGTTCACGTTCTGTGTCTTTTACACGTTTAGTTAATTTATTAATTCTTTTTTGAACAGACTTACTATACTGCTCTTGTTCTTGTTCCGACGCATCTTCAGCTACTGTTTCTTCTGTAACTACTTCTACAGAAGCGTTGTCATCTTGTAATTCAATTTCAACGCTTTCTTCAACAATATCTAAAGGGATACTTTTTTCTTCTACTTCTGCTAATTGTGCTTCTGTGGCAGCCATAAAACAATTCCTCTTTAAGTATGTAAAATATCTTCGGGGTCTTTGATAGTAGCTAAAATTTCGTCATCATTAAGAATACGAACTTCACCACCCTCAATTTTAAAACGGGAACCCGCGTAACGGGCAAAAACTACCCATTGATTTTCTTCACACCACGGTCCTGTTTGAAATTTTTCAGTATCTTTGTAAGCTAACGGGCCAAGTTTTAAAACGTAACCGGCAACAGTTTGCACTTGAGCATCGTCTAAGTGTTTGTCAGCTAGTAAAATGCCACCTTTAGTTTCTCTTGGTGGTCGATACGGAAGAATAAGCATTCGCCATCCGGTAGGGGAAGGTAAACGGTCTAATATAGGTTTATCTATTAAGGAGGGGTCTAGTGTTTTTTCTTTAGCTTCAACATAAAGTGAGCTTAATAAATCGTTTTTAGGTTCTTTCTTTTGTGCAGCTTCAGCCATTTAGCTTCTCCTGGTTTTCTAGCATATCAGAGAGTTCGTGGCGTATTAAATTTAAACCATTCAACTCTCCCATAAGTTCTCGGTAATGTTCCATGTTTTTTATACCGTTATTTTCTAAAAGGTCTCTAATTAAAGATTGTCTTTCTCGAATAACTTTATAAGTAAACTGAACAACGTCTATTTCATCCATACTTCGCACTCAATCTTACAACATCTAATACAATCTTACTAGGTCTTATATGAACTATATTCATAACTGTTCCCACTCTTTGCCTTCAAACAATAAAGCTTCCGATTTTCGTCTACGTGTCAAACCCTCCAACACCTTGCCCCCGGCTTTGTTCCAACGTTTTATTTGTTCTGGAACACTTTTGTATTCACCTGAGTTCAATACTTTTAATAATGTTGATGATCTAAGGTTAGATGGACCAAGGTTGTAAACCCATGAAACTAAAGCATCAAATTGATTTTGCAACAAAGATACTTCAACCATGTCATTTACATAGCTTTCATACTCCGGTAATTCTTCTGCAAACCATTCTTCAGCTTGTTCTTGGCTGCAAGTATCGCCCTCTTTAACTTCTTTAATTCTACCGTAAGCAATTGTCCAAACCTTAACCGCATCTTGGTACGCTTTTAGTTCACAGCCTTCAAAAGCTTTAATTAGCTTAATACCTTCTAAACTAATTTTCATTTCTTTGCCTTCTTCTTTTTTGGAGCAGGAGTTTTAGTCCAAGCCTCGTTTTCTGGGGTATCTGGATCGTCTGCAACAAATCTTCCTTTACAGTCTTTAGTACGAACTTTTTCATACTTTACTTCTTCTTCAACTTTGAAGAATGATTTTAACCAGCTTACTAAACTCATAACTACTCCTTTTCTTTTTGATTTAAATTTCTGTAATATTCGTTTATAGATAAAAGTTGACGTATGTAACGTTTAATTTCAGCTATGTTGTTGGATAAATTTTCGTAACCTTTGTTTGTTAAACCATAAAAAGCTTGGGAGGGGGCTTCCCCTTTTTCTAAATCGCTAAGGTATTCTCCCATAGTGTCTGGCGTTAATACTTTCCATTCTACCGGCATAGCTGTAATTTGATTAGGTAAAGGCGGGTGGTATACAGGCGCAGCTTTTTCTACGGTTATTATCTCCACCGGCCTTACTTCCGGTGGAGTAAAACGAGAGTCTAATAAAGAACAGCCACTAAGAAGTGCTGTCAATGTCAGTAGCTGTATTATCTTCATCAAATTGATTAGGGTCCGTAAGAGTTTCTAGTTCTTGACCTACTTTTGCAGTAGCTCTGTTTACAATACGCTCTATTAACTTAGGTTTTGCCATAGAAAGCATGTTTAAATCATGTTTAGCAAAGGTTTTTTTTAATCTATTAACTTCTGCTTGAGCAGCACTGTTGGCTGTAGAAAGTTCTAAAATACGTGTTTTATTTTCTGCTTCTTTTTTTAAGTGTTCCGTTATTGCTTCGTTTTGTTTTGCAATAGAGTTTTCTAATAACAATTGATTGTCCATAGATTGTTGCAGTTGCACGGCCATAGCTTGCTTTTCAGCTTCTGATTTATCGTAATAAAGTTTAAAACCCCCCAAAGAAGCCAGTAGTAACCCACTTAAAATTAATGACAGTTTAAAGTTCATGTTTAAGATTATATACAACTTTATCAGGTTTGTCTTTAATCATAAAAAATTATTCCCAAGTGTAAACTTTTAATGGTTTAGCCTTTCCTTTAACTTCAATTGGTTTTAGTTCTTTCAAAGGATAGCAAGAATATTTTGCAGTTTCTTCGCCTATTAGTGTGCCTACACCGGCTATCTTGGTGCTTGACTCTAATCTTGCAGCTACGTTGCAAGGATCACCTATCAAACTAAAAGCAAACCTATCGGTTGCGCCAAAGTTTCCTGCTATACACACGCCAGAGTTAACACCCACGCCTATTGCAATTTCAGGTATACCTTCTGCTTTAAACTTTGTGTTTAACTCTATGATGTTAGCTTCAATTTCTCTAGCTGCTTGTAAAGCTAAGTTGTGGTGATCAAGTTGAGGAATAATAGTATTCCAATGGAACATGCCGGCATCGCCAATAAATTTATCCGTACAGCCAAAGAATTTATTAGCCGCTTTAACTTGTACATCTAAAACGTTATTCATTATGTAAGTCACCATCTCTGGTTCTACAGATTCTGATAAGCTAGTAAAGCCTCTTAAATCGGTAAAGATAATACTACAGTCAACTCTGTTGCCGTTGACCTTACACAACTCAGGATTGTCTTGTAGCTTCTTAACCATGCGCGGATCAAGGTACTTACCAAACTGTTTCTTGACTTGCTGTCGTAGCTTGTACTGCTCCCTAAATCTAAAGTAGAACGCTGTTGCACCTGTTATGAACTGA